TTAGATCTAAGTAATTCCCCAAGTGTCCTCAGATGCTGTCCACTCGTGTCTGGGAAGTAAGAAGTGGAATTAATTAAAGTCTTTGCTCTTGAACAAAATAAGTTCTATGACCGAAGACTAATATATGGTCATTGTGACCTTTGACAGATAGATTGAATAACCTGAGGGGTTACAATGGGCATTATAAAATATAATACAGATTATAAACAAAAAGTTTCTGATAATGAATTAGTTGCTATGATTGAACAAGGAGTTATGAACTCCGTAGGAGATTTCCTAAATAGTTCTTCAATGGCAAGAGAAAGACAAAAGTCTACTTACGAGTATGCTATGCAACCATGGGGTCACTTAGAACCTAATGGAGTATCTAAGATTGTTTCTTCTGACACAGTAGAAGCAATTGAAGGATATAGTGCAGTTCTTTCTGAACTAATGTTTAACAATAATAAAATTGCAAGGTTTATTCCTTTAGGCTCAGGTCCTAAGGCTTATTCAGATGCTCGTAAAGCTTCTGACTTAGTAAACTATTGTATCTTCAAACAGAATCCTGGATGGCAAGTACTTAACACATGGGTTAAAAGCTCTTTGTTATGGAAGAATTCCATCATTGAATGGGAATATATTGAAGATTTCGAATATGATTTCGAAGAATATGAAGAGATTAGTCAGGCTAATTTAGATATTATCCTTGCTGATCCTGATGTAGAGATCGTAGGTGAATTAACCTATGACCAAGAACTACAAACGAATGAAGAGACTGGTCAGGCTGAATACCAGATGGTTTATAAAGATGTTCGATTAAAGAGGTCTTATGATAAATCCCGTGTTAAGCTTACCAATATACCTCCAGAGTCTTTCCGCATTACTCGTGATGCAGAATCCCTTGATGAATGCGCTTTTGTGGGCATCCAGTTTACCACTACTCGTAGTGATATACGCAAAGAATATCCTGACATTGCTGATACTATCGACTGGGATTCTATTGGGGATGGCTCTGCTGATTGGGCGACTAAGTATACAGAGGAAGAATCGGCACGTAAGAATGTAGTAGGCGAAGAGTATTGGATAGGCGGTAATGCTAAAGAATTATATCCTTTAGAAGCTAACCAAGAAATTACTATTATCAAATGCTGGTTAAGAGTAGATCGTGATGGTGATGGTATTGCTGAACTTAAGAAGTTTATGATTGCAGGTGGTACTATTCTTAAAGAAGAAGACGTAGACTGTGTTCAATTAGCTTCACTATGCCCATTCGAGATTCCACATGAGTTCCATGGTTTATCTATGGCAGATATGGCTCGACCATCTACGCTAGCTACTACTGCTATCCTACGTGGATTTGTAGAGAATACTTATTTAACTAACTATTCTCCTAAGCTAGCTGACCCTAACGTTGTAGACTTTAGTGCTCTACAAAATATGAAACCAAAACAGATTATTGCCACAAACGGTAATCCTATGAATGCTGTATCTTCTTTGACTCCTGACACTATTAGTTCAGGTACTGTTCCTCTGTTAGAATACTTACAGAAACATAAAGAACAAGCTACAGGTTTAAGTAAAGCTGCTCAAGGTCTTAATGATACATTATACGTATCAGGTAACTCTGAGCAAAAAGTAAGTCAAGTTCAATCTGCTGCACAAATACGTATTCAACATATTGCAAGGCGATATGCAGAAACAGGTATTAAACGTCTTATTGAAGGTGTTTATAAGACGATGAAGAAGAATCTTAGAGGTAAGAAGTTTAAATACTCTGACTCAGGTAACTTCTTTCAGACTATTGATATGGCTGCTTTACCCGATAACATGATGGTTATTGCTGATGTAGATGTTGGTGAACATTCAAATCAGAATACAATGAAGAAGATGACTATTATTGGTCAACAGATTCTCCCTGCCTTAATGCAAGCTGGAGCAGGCGCAGTTGTTAACCCTGCAGCCGCTGCTGTTATTGCAGCTAAGACTATTGAAGCATTAGATTTAGATCCTTTAGACTTTATTGTGGATTTCACAGATCCTAAATTTGTTGAGCAGGCTACACAATCCCGCCAACAAGAGCAACAAGAAGCCCAAGAACAAAAGATGTTTGCTAAACAACTCCAGCAGATGGATATGGTGCTTAAGCAAGCTAACATCGACTTTACCAACACACAGACCAAAAATGCGTTACAAGATAATACTAAACAGCTCATGGTGGCACTCGATAAGAGTTACCAAGAGTGGTCTAAACTTTATATTGAAGCGGCAAAGGAGGGGATCGATCTTCCTGAAAGACCTAGTGCAGAACAACTGTTGCAAATAGCTGGGAAGCTAATTGGACTAGAAGACGAATCAGGGGAAACCGAAGAGGCTCCAGGGCAACCTGAGCAACCTGAAGCAAATGAACAACAAATGCCTCAGATGCAACAAAGACCTATGATGTAAAAAGATAGGGAGTGAAATACCTCCCTGTCTCTTACTTATACACAACTCAAGAAGAGGATTATGGAAAAGTATAAGAAACGGTTTGAAGAAAAAGTAAAACCAAAAGTAGACCATGAAGATGGTGAAATGAAAATTAATCCCTTTAGGGATGCACAGTTTGCTCTATCAAGAGCGACATTTGTAAAACAAGACAGAGAGCAGTTTTTCTCTGACGCTTATGCGGATATCCTAACGGATCTCTTTGTTCAGTGGTTAAAGACTGAACCGCATTGCACTAAAGAACGTGAGTACCTATACCATGTAGCTATGGCATTGGGTAGTGTCAAAGAAAGATTAGTTCAGATCGAGCAATTCGGTAAGAACGCTGCTTACATCCAACAAAAAGACGAGAAAGTTGATGATGATGAATAACAAAGATGTATACACGAAAGCTATCGAAAGCTTATCAAAAACACAAATGGCTTTATTAAACGAGATTAGCATTGCAGATGGAAGAGCACGATTACATGCTCCTACTTTCCATTATGTAAGTATGGCTATTGCCGAAATTAAAGCTTTGCAAGAAAAAAATACACCTAAGGAGACTATTAAAGTAGCAACTCCTGTAACTACTACAGCTAAAAAAGCTGTTAAAGGATAAATAAATTATGAGTACAGTACCAGATCTCTCTACCCGAACTGATATCACGGATTCAAACCCTGAAATCATGGATGACGGATATACTAACTCAGAGTCACAAGCGAAGAGTCTAGATGACATTTTACGCAAATCCCCTATGGCTGAAAAGCTAGGATTAGGCGAAGAATCTCTACCAGAAGAAGACGATAGTAGCGACCCGACTCCAGATGATTCATCGGAAGACGAAGTCCCCGAAGAGAACGATGAAGAATCTGATGATGTAGATGAGGAAAGAAACGAAGAAGATACCGATGAAGAATCGACTGATGAGGATGATACGTCTACCCAAGATTCAGAACAGATTGCTGAAGAGGATATTGACTGGGAATACAAAATTCCTATCAAGGTTGATGGTAAAATCGAATACGTAACTCTTGAAGAAGTACGTAAGGGTTATTCCACTGATCAACATCTATCTCAAAAAGGGCGAGAACTTGGAGAGCTTAAAAAGCAAATCGAAGTTGAACGAACAGAAAAACTTAACGAGCTAGTACAATTAGGAACTTCTCTACACGACACACTAACATCAGAAGAAACCAAATTGGCAAGTGAATACCATAGAATCAATAGTGATCTGCAGAAAGCTAGAGATGAGGGAGACACATATACAGCCCGTGAACTACGAGACCAACTTGAAGAAGCACAAGGTAAGTACTGGGAAGTACGTAACCAACGTGAATCACAAGTAAAGCAAGTTGCTGAGAAGCTTCGCCAAGAGCAAGCACAAGTACAGCGACAATTAGTAGAAAAGTTTCAGGAAGACATTCCAAGTTATGTACCTAACTTTAGTGAAAAAGTAGCTAAAGATATTAGAGCATTTGCTCTTAATGAGGGTCTACCAGAGGAACTACTGAACAATATCTACGATGCACGAGTAGTAAAAGTTCTTAATGATTATATGCAATTAAAAACCGCAAAAGATAAAGGTGCTGAAAAGCGCAAAGCTGCCCCAACTAAAAAATCGATTCCTGTAAAGAAAGGTAAATCAATTGATCAAGTTAAGGAAGGCAAATCAAAATCAATGAGAGCTAAAGTTTTGACTGGAGAAGGATCAGAGAGAGATCAAATAGATTTCTTAAAGAACTTATCTTCGATATCCAAGAAACTATAAAACAATTTTAATAAACAAATTTCTTTTGGAGAAAAATTAATATGGCACGTACATTCGCAACAGGCGGTCCTAAAGCCGCTGCTGGCGCTGCATCTGTAAACGCTTCAGAGCGTGAAGATTTAGCAAACTTTATTTCAATGATCAGTCGTGACGAGACACCATTCTTGTCATCTATTGGCAAAACAAAAGCTACTGCAGTATTGCATGAGTGGCAAACAGACGAATTAGCAACACCTGCATCAGCTCCAGTAGCTGAAGGCGTAAGCTATTCAACAATCGCAAGTGCACAGGCTAACGAGCCTTTACGTACTCGCTTAGGCAATTACACACAAATCAACTCAAAATCAGTTACAGTTACTGGCACAAAGCGTGCTGTTGACCAAGCTGGTGTTGCTGATGAATACGCTTACCAGCTCAAAAAGCGTGGTACAGAACTTCGTCGTGACGTTGAGTTTGACTTAGTTGGTTCATGGAACGATTCAAACGGTTCAGGTACTCGTACATTCGGTGGTTATCAAGCTTGGTCTAACCAAGTAGTTGTTAATGCTGGCGCTGCAGGTGCTTACACAGCTCCTACAACTAAAGGTATTGGCGATGCTGGTTCTATCACTCGTGGTACTACTGATGCAAACTTAGGTTCACTAGAGTTATCTCATGTTGACCAAGTAATGCAAGAGATCTACCAAAACGGTGGTAAAGCAACTAAACTAATGGCTTCACCAAAAGTGCGTCGTCAGTTTTCTGCTAAGGCACAAGCTGCTGGTTCAAACGTAAGACGTAACATTGACGAAAGCGGTAAGCTACGTCAATCAGTAGAAATCTACGAATCAGATTTCGGTGATGTTATGGTTGTTCCTAACTATATCATGGGTCTTGGTACTAATGCTGATACATCAGTATTGGTTTACGATCCAATGTGGTTCAACTATGCTTCTTTGCGTCCAATGCAAGAAGTTGACCTAGGTCAATTAGGTGATTCAATCATCGGTCAATTGATCGAAGAAGGTACTCTCGAGTGCCGCAATCCAAAAGGTTGTGGTTTGATCGTTGGTACTGGCGCTTAATTAAAAATTAAGTAACCTATAAGGGGAGAGTTAATTCTCTCTCCTTATTAAATTCGAGGAAAAATATGTCTTATTTAAGAATCACTGCTGCTGATAAAAATATTACGCTTGTATCTGAGAACACGGAAATTATTATCTATACAACCCCTTATACTACGACAAATAGTATTCTAAGTCAAGGTCGTATTACTCGTGTTGATTATGCTGGTACTAGTGTTACAAGTATTCCGCAGTATACTGGAACAAACATTCTATATGAATATGGTCGTTTATCTGACCATGGAGAGTTACAAGTTATCTTTTCAAATAGATAAGAAATAAAAAGAGGACACACTAATCATGGAATATAAATCACAAGAATATAACCCGCATAGTTTTACGGTTAAAGAATCTAATGATGATTTCCGCTTGGAACAAGATATTCAAGCATACAAGGACTTTGCGGCTGAGAGCCGAGAAGCCAACCAATATTTTGGAGGAAGCAAACAATACAGATCATTCTGTATTATTCCCGATATTGTAGCAATTGATATATTAACTAAATATCAAATTGATATTCACAGTAATGACTTCATGGGTAACCCTGCTCTTATTCGAAGAGTAAAACAAATTATTAAAACAGATTACCCTGAGTTACTAACAAATACTATAACAAATAGTAAAACATTTTATTAAGGAATTAATATGGCAGCTAAATATGATGCTCTCGTAGCGAAAGTACGTGACTGGAGTAATAAGCCAGAGGAAGCAACTGTTCCGACAAGCGTCATCCAAGACTGCTTAGACTATTCTACAGATGAAGCTTATAGAAACTTACGTATCCCTCCATTAGAGTTCACAGTTGAATATACTGTAACTTCTTTTGATAACCCTGTAGGTGATACTTATACTTCAGAGGCTTACACAATAATCCCTATCCCTGCTGACTTAACTCAATTTGTTTATATCAGAACTAAAGAAGAGACAAGTGTAGCAAGTAAAGTATTCCATGAGCATACTGATGAAAGAACTTTCTTTGATATGTACGCTCATAAGTACAATAGAAACAATTGGATTCGTAAAGGTAATGATCTTTATTTACATCCACAACAAAAAGTAGGTACAGTAATTGAGATCCATTACTACCGTAGATTACCAGCATTAAACACTTTATACAGTGTTGTTCCTGCTAACTATGAGATGGGTGTAACAGATGCTAATCAATACTTTTTTGATATATCTAATATTACTAATGGTGTTCCTTTGTATGTAACAGCAACAGCTGCTTATAGCACTATTGCTCAAGTACCTGTAGGAACTACTTATGTAACTAAATATTTCTTAGGTAAAGAAGTACCTAATTGGCTAAGAGATAACAATGAACGATTAATTATTTGGGGTGCATTGTCTAACGTAGGTTCTTATTTGAATGATCAAGTAATGGAACAAAGATACCTAATGAAGTTTATGACAGATATTGCATCATTAAACAAAGAAGAGAAATTCCGTAGAGCTTCAGGCGGTAATGTCCGTATAAGCTTTAATGGCAACGATTTAATTTAAGGAGAGAAGTATATGGGGTATAATACAGGACCTGGTGTTTATGACCAGCCTTCCCAAGGGGACTCAGGAAGTGGTGTATACCCTCTTGGACATCAAGGTGGGGTTTACGAAGATGACAATACTTCTCAGCAAACAGTAGCATCTACTCGTGCAGAACAAGCCGCAATTGCTGCTCAAGCAGCTCGTGATGCTGCTCAATTAGCTGAGACTAATGCAGAGTTAGCAGAAACAAATGCAGAAACAGCTGAGACTAATGCTGAAACTGCTGCTACTCAGGCTGCTAATAGTGCAACTTCTGCTGCTAATAGTCTTACTGCTATTGGTAGTTCAGTAACTAATGCTGCTACTTCTGCTACGCAAGCAGCTTCAAGCGCTTCTGCTGCATCGATTAGTGCAAGCAATGCTGCTACTAGTGCTACTAACGCAAGCAACTCGGCTACAAGCGCTTCTACATCTGCTGATACGGCTACAACTAAAGCAACACAAGCAACTACAGCGGCTAATAACGCTTCTGCTTCTGCAACTTCTGCAGGTAACTCAGCAACATCTGCTGCTAGCTCTGCCACAAGTGCTGCTGCTACTTTAGTTTCAGTACAACAAGTATTTGATAATTTTGATGATATCTATTTAGGTGCTAAAGCTAGTGATCCTACAGTGGATAATGATGGTAATCCTTTAGTTGCTGGTCAATTATATTGGAATACCACAGCAAATGATTTAAAATTTTATAATGGCAGTGTATGGGAAAACCCAGAACAGACAACAACTCAAGCAGCTTTAAATGCTTCTACATCAGCAACTGCTGCTGCAGGTTCTGCAACTACTGCAAGTACTCAAGCAACTAATGCGTCTACATCTGCTT